TCTATCTGAACCGTCTCCATAATTACTATTATTATTACTTATACTGTTTGGATAGGTATTTGAATGTGCACTATCTCTTTCGTTGTAAGAAGATTCAATAGATACATCTCCAGTACGACATTGTTGGAAATATCCTTGTAAATAGTCATTACGACTATGAGCCATAGAACTATAGAGGGTTGTTAAAACTGCAATGGTAGGAGTTACCGGAAATACAGTTAAAAATATAAGTATTTTAACGATTAAGGTCTTTAAGGTCATATGTATGTTCTCGTACTTGATCAGCTAATACTCGATATAAGTCTTCCCCCATACGCATAGATGCTTCTATTTTAGCTACATCAGCCTTAACTTCTGCTAGTTCGCTTGCTACATCTTGTTTGGAAGTGTTTAAAGTTTCTTTATTACTAGCTAAACTAGTTTCTAATCGTTCAATTCGTGCTGCATTTCTATCAATAGTATCTGTTAATTCCACAATATATTTAATTCCCGTGAAAGTACCCACGACTACTGAAGCCACGACAGGAACCATAACTATATTACTTTTAAGAGCGTCAACAATTTTCATGTGTATATTATACCGTAAAAAAGAAAAACCCAGCAGAGAGGAGCTGGGTTTTTCAGGGAGTGGCGCTTTAATTAAGCACCTGGTGAACCCCACATACCGAGGGGATCTGACCAACCGAATGAATATCTTTCACGGGCTTTGTATCTAACATTACCTGTGTCGAAATCACCGTCCATAGAAGTAGTAAGCGGAGTTCTTTCGAAATGCTTCATACCGTTAGGAACGTCAGTTGTTAAAAAGTAAGCATCGCCATCTGTTAAGAAGTGATTTACTGAATAACCTTCTGGAATTGCACCATTATTTCTCAATGCATTGATGTCGTTATCAGCAGTAGCAACACGAAGTTGTGTGTCTAATAAACGAGTAGCAACGAATTGTAGAGCTGGTGGAATTACCAACTTACGAGGTTTAGCAGCAATCAATAGACCTCTTTCATCAGTCCACGCTGCAATTTGAATCACTGCGTTTTCTAATGCTGTTTCGTTAAGATCTGTTGGTGTTGCTTGTGTATTACTATTAGTACCACCACTTACTAATGGGTGGTTAACAACCGCGGCTGCAGCGTTAGTACCAAATAATGATACGTTATCGCCACCTAAGAAAGCACCGTTGAAGCCATTGTTTAAAACATTAGCTGCACGAACTTGCTTAGTATTTGCCATTGAACGAGCAAGAGCTTTAGTATAACGAGCTGAAAGACTATCATATAGATTATCTTCAACTGCTTCTTCAGTTAAACTGAAGCCTAAAGCAATTGTTACGTGGTTGTATCTAGCTGTAAAAGCTTCTTGTGCATTATCATATGCAATAGCTGCTCCCTCAGACTTAAGAGGTGCGGCTGCAAAGCCAGCTAGTTTTGTTTCTTCTTCAAAAGAACGGTCTGAAGATTCAGTTTCGTAAATCTCTTTATGTTCTTCTCCGTAACGCGCATATTCTAAACCGAATAAAGCGTTAAGTCCTGGTAATAGCTCCTTAAGGAGCTGGGCTCTTGAAATTGCCATAATTTATTCTCCTTAATTAGATTCCAGTTGCGTTGTCATATGAGTGAATACCCGCATTAAACTTAATTAATAAGTCTGTAAATGCATCACCCACGGTTGAAGTTGGACTATCTACAAAGTCAACAATACGGAAAGCAATAGTTGCTGTTGTCGCTGTTGTAGAAGATACTGCAGTATTAGAGTTACCATTTGTAGTATCGCCTGTAGTTGTAGATTGCACCGCTGCGAAGTTAGTATTCTGACCTAAGTCAGCTTGTGTCACTGCGCCGTCCGCTTGTGCTTGAAAAATTACATCTGGGTCGTCAACAATATATGCTAAAGCGTCAGCTGCCACTGTGCCTGTTGGCCAGTTTTGTCTAAACACTACTGTGCCGAGGTTAGGGTCTGTGTAAGTACAACCTACAAAAACACCAATAACACCAGCAGGGAATGCGTCTGCGTTGTTACCTAAATCTGTAACAATTTCAACAGTTCCCGCAGCTACGATTGCAACAACCGAGCCATTGTATATATTAGTTCCGTACGCAGAAGCAATCGGTAATAAGCGTGTAGCACCCGCATATGGGGTTCCGCCTAAATGGTTTACTGCTCTTAGCCCATAGGGCGTAGCTGTAGTTGCCATAATTGTTTCTCCTTATTTATTTCCCCTTTCCAAACTTAGTACCACCTGTTTCTTGACCTTCAGCAAATTTAGGCATACGCGGATCGTTTTGATTCATGTATGCAGCATCTACTGCTTCGGTCTGTGCCCGTGTTTTATCTTTAACATAGGCTGATCTTTGGTCTATAAGTTCTTGAGGAGCTTTACATAATAGTAAACCACCAATTTCCACACCATCTTTATAGTTGGAATTAGGGTCTACCGCTAATTGAATCTCTGGGTGGTCCGAGTGTTTTACCGGTTCCCAGCCTTCACGCATTTTTGAAGAGACGTTCATGTTATCAGGTTCATTTAATAAAGAAACTCTGACCCAACGATATGCCCATCCTGCTTGTTTATCAAACTCCGGTAGGAGTGAGGCAGGTTGCCATTTCTTTGGTTCATCTTCTCTTTCTTCTGTTGCTCTTGATTTTCTTTTTATTGCCTTATCCATTTGCGTTCTCCAATTTAATCATTTCTTTTGCATATTGCTCCGGTGTTAACTTAAGCTTTTTAGCGAAAGCAACTTGTGTTTTCGACAATCGTACTTTTTTTGGCGCGGTACTTCGCGTTGCCGGTGCTACTACATTAGAAGGTTTGCGTTGGCTAGGTTTCACCTCCTCCAACGAAGTTTCCCCAAAATTTTCAGGGAATCGTTTTTGCATCGTTTCGTCAATACGATGGTAATACACATCAGATGTAGGATCTATCCCACTTCTAACTAATTTTTCATGCACTCCTAAAGCTAAAGATGTCATTTCTTCGTCTTTACCAAACCACTGATTTTTTTCCTGCCATTCTGTGGCACGAGAATCAGGGGCTGGAGCTTTTGGTTGTAAGCTTTCTAAGTTACTTTGTACACTATTTTGATCCTCTTGTCTATCATATTTATATTGAGGTTTAATATTTTGTGCAGAAGAAACTTTATATTGAGCATCATTCATTGCTGCTTGAGCTTCAATAATTTTTTCAGTATCTCCAGAATCATAAGCTTCACGATAATCTCGTTTAGCTACTAATAAATCTGAAGTATACTTTTCTTGTAATGTCTTTAAATAATCTTCTTCCCCAGAACTTAATGTAGTTCTAAGTTGTTGATTTTCTCCTAATACTTTTTGTGCATAATTAACAGCTTCTTCTTTTTCGCGAGCTGCTTGTTCTTTAGCTCTACGTTCATCATGCCACACTTTTTTAAGTTGTGCCATTCTTTGCTTAACACGCTCAGAATAATCTTCTAAAGTATCAGTTTCTAGTTTCTCAACCATCTCTTCAGGTAAAGGATCTTTATTTTGATCTTCAGGAGGAGTGTCGTCTACTTCTTCTACTTCAAAAAGTTCTTCTTGTTTAGGAGGAACGTTAGGTTTCTGCTCTACTCGTTCAACATCTGCTGTAGATTTTTCAGGCTTAGCTTCTGCTTCTTTTTTGCCCTCATCTAAATCTACTTCTAATTCTTCGCCTTCCATTGGTTGTACTTCTTCGTCAGGCACTTCATTTATAATTTCAGCCATGTTATTCTCCTATGCGCGTTCGTAGCCGCGTGGGTCATCGACCACTGCTTCTACGGTATCGTCGTTAATAATGCGGAATTCTTTTCCGTGAATTTTAATTCTTGTCCCTGCATAAGCACGGGTAATAACGAAGTCACCTTCTTTACACCACGGGCCTTCTGGAAACCTTTCTTTATCTTTGTAAGCTAAATCTCCTAACTGCATAACAAATAAAACTACAGTTGAATGCTCTTGTATTTGTTTTACAGATTCTGATTTAAGAATACTACCATCATAAGTATCTTCTGCTTCAGGCACCATACATAAAATACGATAGCCTTTAACATCAGGTAGTTGTGTAGTAAGTTTAGCTAATGCTTCATCCTCACTTACTTTTTTACCTTCAGTGGTAGTTGTGTTTTTAGGTTTTTGAATAGGTGCTCCAGAACTGGAGACTATCGTTTTGTCCGGGGTAGCTATACTCATTTTTTACCCCTTTTTGAATCTATTTTAACCACACTGTCTGTAGACGTAGACTCAAAATCTTCATCTTGTTTTTGGTGAACAGCAAGCATCTCTGCAATAAGATTTTGGACAATCATATATCCTTTTGCTTCTCCAACTGCTGATAGATAAGCTTCAAACTTATCAGTTCCCCTACCCATAGCTTCTAACAATGTTTTGCGTCTTTCTTCTATTTGGGTTGATAGAAGCATAAGCGTTTCTTTCTCTGCCATTTTTTATTCCTTTTTGTTTAGTTGAGTTTCATCCTTAAGTTTAGTTTCTTTTACCTGAGTTTCGTCTTTTAACTTTTGCACGTGTGCTTGAGTTTCATTACGTAACCTAGATTCCTTTTCTCGAAGGTCTATGTCTTTATTTTTTTGGACAACATCAACGCCCATTTTAGCTCCTTCAAGTAATTCTTTTGCTTTAATTTGTTTATCATCAGTAACTGCTTTAGCTCCTAGTTGAGCTCCTGCAATTTGTTCGTTAGATTCAATTCTAGCTTTTTCTAAAATCATATCTCGTTGAACATTAGTTGATAATTTTTCTTGCTCTAACATTAATTTAGCTTTATCAAGTTCAATGTCAGCTTGTGTTTTTTGAACTTTCATTCTTAGTTCTTCTTGTTGCATTTGAATCAATGGATCTTCTTGTAATTTTTGTGCTTGTCTTTGAGATGCGTCAGCTTGATTTTGTTGTAACAATTTTTGTGCTGCGTCAGCTGAAAGTCTAGCTACTTGATTCTGAATATTTTCTGGCATTACTTCGCCTTCTTCTGGAAGTGGAACACCTAATTGTTTTTCAATTTCTAGTCGGTATTGGAAAGCTAAATGTTCTGCTAAATGAGCTTCCATCGCTGCCTGCATTTGAGGAGCTTTTGGATTTTGTCCTACCATTTCACGCACTAGCGGGTCATCTCTGAATGTTCGGTGTACTTCAAGATGAGCTTTGTGGTCTTGAAATAAAAATGCTTTAACAGGAGTTCCATTTAACATGTTCATATTTTCAGAAACTGGGTCTAAAGGTTTAGCATCGTCGTCAGTAGGAATAAGTTTGCCAATATTTTTAACGCCTAATACTTCAAGCATTTGTTTATTAAGTTCTTTTAAGTCATAAATATCAGGGTTTTGTTGTGCCATTTGCATAACTGCTTGATACTGTACAACTTTCTGTGCCATGGTTGCAGCATTTGGATCAGCTACAGGAATAAGTTGGACTTTATTGTAGTCTTCTTGTTTAGCACCAGGTGTTCCTGTTGCAGGGTCGTATACATAATTAGGGTCTGTATAATCCCGTATTAAAATTTTAAGTAAATCAAACTCTTTTTTCATTGAGTAATAGATACGAGCATTAACTGCTGACATTACTTTCAATGTTCGCTCGAGTATAGCAAGTGTAGAACCTACAGGAGAATTAGCTGACATATCCGATACTTTCATATCTGCAGCAGAAGCAAAGCGTCTACCTTCATCAATAATTTTATCCATCAAAGCAGCAAGCACTTGACTTGGTTCTTTATACGGAAGTGGTAATAAGTTATCACGCAGTGTGCCAGCCGGCGCGTCTACATCTCTCCACTCTGCTGGACCAATTGGTGTATCATCACCTTTAATACGTAAGCCTCTAGATTTAAAACCGCCTGGAAGATTTGATAATGTACCTGCGTCAACTAATTGTCTTAATAACATTGTTCCTGATTTGGAAAAGCCTCCAATCAAATGAATCAAACCAAAACAATAAAAACCAAATCCTGGAATATAGCCATAATGAACAAAATGTTCACGGCGTTTTTGTTGACTATCTTCTTGTTTCCAATTACGACGAATAGCTAATACTTCTTGTGTGCCCTTATCGATCGTAACTATATAAGGTAATGCTATTCCAGTTTTGCCATCTTTATCTTCGTCTTCGTAACCTTCTAAATCAAGGTTGACGTTCATCTCTAATATTTTATAACGATCATCATTAGTAGCATCAAAACCCATTTGCTCTGCAATTTTTTTCTCTACTTCATCTAGGTCATAGTCAGGCTCGCCTAGTTCTACATCTCGATAAAAACCAAGGTGTTGTAAGGTGTGAAGTTCTTGTTCTGTTTTACGCATAACATGAGTTATACGTTCAGCTGTTTCTAAGTTAGATGCACCGTAAGGTACTACCATATCTTCAGCTGGAACAAATATAGATACTTGGCGTTCTAACGCTGGATCATAATAAACTTTTTTAAATGCGTTACCTGCTAAACCTAAACCCCATAACATTCTTTCATGTTCAGGTCGGTACTCTGGCATACAATCCATCAGTTGATAGTTCATGTTTTCTTGTACACGTTGAGCAGCTTCAATACACTCATCAGTTTCTTTACCAATAATAGAAGTTTTCACAGGGCCTGCAGCTGGAAAAGTTTCCATCATTGTTTCAGCTTGGAATTTAACAAGTGCTTCGGAGAGTAGTGGGTGATAGACAGCGCATGCGCCTTCCCATGGTTCAGATCGTTCTTCAATTTTAAGGCCTAATAATTCTAAGCCATCAACATAAGTTTCTAACCAGTCTTTTCTTGAGTTAAGGTCATTAGTAAAATCTTCTAGTAATTCAGAAGAAAGTTCAGCCATGTATTTATCAGAAAGTTCTTCAGCTAAATTTTTATTAAACTCCTCATCTGCCATTGCATCAGGGTCAATAACTATTTCAGCGTCCCCTATACCAATAGTAACTTTTTCAGGGTCTTCTATTTCTATTTCAATAGCTTGTTCATCAATTGCTGCTTCTTCTATTCCAACGGGTGCTGCATATAAACCTTTATCTACATCAGCCATTTTTATTTACTCCTCATTTTATCAATGACTTCTTCTACTTTTCGGGTAATTCTGTACCATACCACATACAAATAGTCTTGAATAGCTTTTAGTTTTCGTTTTAGTTTTTTCATAGTGCATATAACCTCTTTTGTCCGCGACCTTTAAACATTTCTATTTCATCTTCTTCGTCTAAAGGTAATCTTATAAATCCACCTTGTCTAAATCTAGCTAATGCTAAAGTTGTAGCATCCACCAAGTCATCATTAGCTCCGGCAGGGAAATCATTACATTCTTCTATTAGTTCGTGTGCCCATCGTCTATCGGGAGCCCATACTACACCCCCGCTAAACAAATCAGATACTGCATTTACCCGACTTATTTTGTCTTGGCCTTTCCCCGGAGTGAACTCACCCACTGGAATACCCATTCTTCTAAATTCTTGGTAAAGTGCTGCACCATTCGATTTTTTCTCTACAATAAAAGCATCCGGCTCCCAGTCTTGGTACTCTTCAATACATAACTGCTTAAGTTCTGGAAACTCTAGCCTTTTCTTTATAGCATTTAACAGTATTATAGCGTAGTTATTTGTTTCTTCGTTAAAAAATACGCCCCATGTTGTTAATGCGTTGTAATCGGCTCTTGTATGTGACTCTTGTGCTGCATCGAGTGTCATTATAGTAAATTCACAAGCAGGAGGGTCTTCTTCTTCCCATATATTCCACCATTCTCGCTTAATAAGTGCCCCTTCTTCCGAAGTTGGGTTCTGTAAGTACTGCGCATTCCAATATCTTACGTCTAATACACTACGTTTCTGTTGTAATTCCTCTAATTCCCAAAATTCTGGCCATAATGCGCGTTCTATACCTTTATTATCTGTTAATATTGCAGGAAATTCCACTATTTCCCAGGGGTCTGCCTCATCATTCTTAGTCATTTGGTTCATTATCTGGCCAGTAAGGTCTAATTTAGACCATCTTGTCATGACAACAATAATAGCACCACCAGGCATAAGCCGCTGAATAGGACCAGATTGAAACCATTCCCACGCCGGTAAGAAAACATCCGACCTATTTTGTTTAGCATCCTGCTCTGAATGAGGATCGTCAATAATGAATAAATCAGCACCCCTACCTGCCAAAGCACCCCCCACGCCAATAGCGAAATACTCACCGTTATAGTTAGTGCCCCAGCGAGAAGCCGATTTACTGTCTGCTTGAAGTTCAACATTTGGAAATATCTCCTTATAAGGTAAGGAACCTACTAAGTTTCTCACACGTCGTCCAAAGTTAACTGCTAAGTCAGCAGTGTGAGAAGCCATGATTACTTTTTTACCTGGATACTTCCCTAAAAACCAAGCTGGCGCAAGATAACTTATCATCTCACTTTTACCGTGTCTTGGTGCAATGTTTACTACGACTCTTTTTTTAATTCCATTAGCAATGTCTTGAAAGATTTCTGCTAAGTGTCTGTGATGTGCTCCTATAATATACCCAGGATAAACGTGCTTAATGAAATCTAAGAACGATTCTATTCCTATCTCTTTCTTCATCTCTTTCTGGTATTGCTGGAGTAAAGCCAGATTTTTGCGCTTCTCTTTATCCGGCATCTGAGGCAAAGCTCTTTCTAGTAAACTTAAATCTTGTTTACTTATCATCTTCGTCCTCGATAACTTCTCCTTCAATAATAGTCCCCTTAAGTTGTTCTATTGTTTCGAGAAGTTCTTTCTCCAGCTCATCGCCAGACTTGGTAATGTGGGTAATCTCGGTTTTCTTTTTAAATGCATCAACACCATCAATCTCGCCTATGGCGCGTAAGGCAGCTATCTTATCTCTATCGTTTTGAGCCATAGCTACTAGCTGCACAAAGTTGTTAACTACAAAAAGTTTAAGGTCTGCCAGTTCTTCTACTATCATGCAGTTAGTTTGTCCTACTAGTCCCGCAAGGAATGCCATCGTTCCATTAGGGTAATCTGCAAACTCTGGTTTAAGTTTCTTGTTAGTCATCATTTCTCGTGCTATCTCTTGGGCTTGTTCTTGGTGTTCTTTTGATGGTGTAATGTCTTCGCCTTTAATATCAGAAAGTTCTTTGATTGTAGTAGTTCGTACTTTAAGTTCCTGCTCAGTAGTCATTTCTGGTATGGCTTCTTTCTTACTCTTAGGTATACGAATGTTAGATTCTACTTGCGGCATAACGCTCGCAGGTTCATCTATAAGATCGGATTCTTCCGCCGGGGATAATTGGGGTATTTTTAGTTTGCTCACGTGTTCGCTGTTACACCTTATATTAATTGCAGCTATAAGTTGCTGAGTATAACTAACTAATTAGGGAAAGGCAATGACCTAATAATAATAAAAACCCTACTATGTATATGTGTATATTTTCCATAGCCGTAGTATACGTCCTTTAGCTAGTTAATGTGGTAGTGAGAACCATTCGCGTTTTTGAGAATTTTTTGCGAAATATTTTTTTGATTGGCCTTTTATTTAGGTACCGGGGGGTATACGTAAAGTAAGGGGGTACCTTCCCAGATATCGGGAAAATATTGGATTATTTGAGTAAATTAGTATGTATATACTATTCTATATTTTTGTTTATAAAGTGGTGCATAGGGGGGGCGTGGGGTTTGATTGGGTATGTAAAGTTTGTTATAATATGGGTACACCAACGAAATTGTTGGCACACACAAGGGAGCAAAGATTATGGATATAGCAGAAAAAAACATGGAAGCAAGCTTAAATTTGTTATTAGTAGCAGTAGAATATTATGAAATGAACCACGATACGGGGGAAGAAGAAAGCACAGAAAGACATAAAGCTAACGTATGGAAAGCTTATAACAATATTAAGCAGGAGGTAACAGAATGAAAGATGAAACTTATGAAGAAATGGAACGACGCTTAACTATCAGGTCTTGGACTTTAATAACCATTGCAATGCTTCTACCATTGCTACCAATGATTTTAATATACTTTTATGGATAGGGTTTCCTGTGGGGGGTCAAATGGGTTTCGGCCTGTTTGATCCTTTTTTTATTATTATATGAGAGGTAACAAAATGAATATAAAAACACAACCAACTTATGCTTTAAAAAATATGATTAAAGCATTATCAATGCACAAATGGTTAAATACAGAAGAAGAAAATCAAAGAGTATTACTAGCTAAACAAGAATTAAAAACAAGAGGGGGTAAATAACAATGGAAGATAATTTAAGTAACAGAATATATAAAGCAAGATTTCCAGAACGTAACGACTTTACCGTTCCGGTAGATTTAACAGAGCAAGAGAAAAACGAATACGCTTCGATGATAACTAAAGGGTGCAGAGCAAACACAAAAGCA